GCCGCCTGCCTGCCCACCGCCTAGCCCAAACGCGCCCATGATCGGGGAGACAACGCTAGACACGATAGGCGTCACGATTGGCCGGATAACCGCCTCTGCCGCGATGCGCGCGAACGTGCGACGCACCATCTGCAACATGCTCTCCATCAGGCCGGCAAACCCGCGCCCGGTCTTGCTCCAAAGCGTAGCAAAGCTATCCGCCGAATACCGCACTATGTCATCAGTAATCTGCCGATTAAGGCGCTCGCGTTCTTGCAATGCGCGTTCTTCGGCCTGCCGCGCTTCACGCATAGCAGGGCTCAATTGCGAGACGGCGCGGTTGTATTGATCCTGAGACACGCGACCAACGCTCAAAGCCGCCGCCAAAGCGCGAATTTGCGCCTCGTATTTCTCGGCCTCAGTCGCGGCATTTTCCGCCAATGACACGCCCTGTTGCACAAGCCTTTGATGGGCGCGCTCGGCTTCCGTCAAGCGTTCAGTTGCATCGCGCGCCCTATCACTGCGATCCACAAGCCGCGCCAAGGCTTCGTCTCGCTCGCGTTCGGCGATAGTGCGAAGGCGCGATGCTTCCTCTTGATTGATCGTGCCGCGCGCTGCCAATTCGTCAATCCGCTGCACACGCTCGGCATGTTCGGCGCGAATAGTGCGGTCCTTATCAAGCGCCTTGTAGAGTTCCTCTAACCGCGCCTGATCCCTGGTCCGCTGCGCTTGAATAGCGCGCTGCCCGGCAGTGTATTCCTCAGCCTCGCCAGCCTCTTGCGCTTCGCGCTCCAACTGGTTCCGTTGCTGAATGAAACGTTCAATTTCCTGAATGGCGACAACGCGCTCTTGCCTCAACGCGTCAAGGTTGCGGCGCATAATGCCGCGTGTGCCCCCTGGCATGGCGCCACCAAGCGCGCCTTCCGCATTGGCAATCTGCTGGTCCAGATTGGCAACGCGCTCCCGGCTGCGGTCATAGCCTGCCGTTGCCAATTCCAGCGGAGTGCCCAGACCAAGTGCCGTTCGGCCCGCATTAACCGCCGCCGCCGCGCTTTGTGCCGCGCGCGCAATGCCCTGTGACAATCCAAGCGCGCGGTCCAAGTCCGCCGCAAAGCGCGTCATTGCCTCGCCAAGGATCGAGAAAGACCGCGCCATGGTTAGCGGCATTTTCTCAAACTCGACATTGATTGTCTGCCCGGCGCGCAACAATGCCGGGAAAACCACCTCGGCAGTCAACTTGCCCTCGGCGCCCATCTTGCGAAGCTCGCCAACTCCCACGCCCAATTCGCGCGCCAAAGCAGCGCCAAGCGTCGGCATGTTTTCCATGATGGATCGGAGTTCATCGCCTTGCAAACGGCCCGACGCAAGCGCCTGGCCCAACTGCATTGTGGCAGCGGCGGTTTCCTGAGTGCTGGTGCCCGCGATGATACCGGCCTGCTGCACGGTGCGGACAAGCTCAATAACTTGGTTATTGGTCGCGCCAATCTCTTTGGCCGCAATGGCAAAGCGCGTGAATGCGCCTGCGCTTTCAGATACCGCAACGCCAGTCCTTTGCGACAATTCAAACAGGCTTTGATAGGCCCGCTCTGCCGCACCAAAAGACCCCGTGGCGGCCTGCAAGCGCGCCAAGGAAGCCGTCGCCTGATCACCCGCGCGCGCAATAGCGCCACCCGCCGCAAGGGCGCTGGCGCCAATCGCAGCAAGCGCAACCGCCACACCGCCCGCGCCGCTTGCAAAGCCCATCAGGGTATTGCCAGCCGTGCCAAAATTCGCGCCAAGTAAGCCGATGCTACGCGCGGCAGTATTGGAAGTGGTGGACAAATTACCCAAAGCCACGCCGCCATTTTTGGCAAAATCCAAAGCAGCCTGATTATTGCGCTGCTCAAGCGCAATACTGCGCTCTAGCCGCGCAATATAAACCTCGCGGTCGCGCGTTGCCTTTTGGATAAGTTCATTGGCTCGGGTTTGGTTTGGAACAAATTTTGTTCCGATTTCTGCATTGATCCTGGCGATACTTAATGCCAGTTGCTCATCAGCGCGCGCCTTGGCAAGTGCCACTTTCGCGCTGGCGTCAATCTTTGTTACAAGTGTCGTAAAACTCTTTTCCGCCTTCTGCGCCTTAACCTCTGTGGCGTCCATAGTGGCGCCCATATTTTTCAATTGATCAGTCGCGGCCTTTACGCCAGCGCTCATCTGATCCTGAAAACGGCCATAGAAAGCAACAGAATTGACTTGATCGGTGGTCGCCATATTACCCTCCTTTCAAGTCGCGCGCAGAATGACTGCCGGATACGTCATGGCGTCACCTGTCTTGGAAAACTTAGCCTTGCCAAACTTGAAAGCCCGCCCGCGCGAATTTACAAAAGCGCGGCGCGAAACAAACCCGCCCTTTAACGTGTAAGGCGCTGGCGCTGGACCTTGCGGCAATTCCACAAAAATGTGACTGGCGCGGACATTTTTGTATTTCCGCTCTACCGCCACCTTGCAAAGGTATGTCAGGGTAGCCTTCGCACCGCCGCGCGTCATTTCCAGCTTGCGGTGGTAAGGCTGGGTATTGACAATCATGACCTCCGCATCGCGAGGCATTCTCGCCAGATCACCATTCCAAAGGCGCCAATTGACAAAGATCACCCAACTCTTGCGATACCTGCCCGGCGATTGGCTATCTGTGCCAACCGGAGAACGCCCGACAAGAAATCCAAAGGCAAAAGCCGCCGCGTCTTTCAATCGACTGAATTGATAGATGATGGCGCCGCCCGGCTTTACCGTTTCCGGTGCCGCGCCTTCGCGTCCGTCAACAAAGATGGTATAGTCCAAAGACGCGCGGCCTTGCGCTTGAAGCCGCGCAACCTCCGTTCGCGCCGCGCGCGCCAGCAAAGCAGACTGCGCCGCGCCAGACAGGCTCTTATCAATAAAGACATCAATCTGGCGCGAATAAGACATTACTTGGCAGCCTTCACCTTCTCCGCATGAACCGCGAAAAACTCTGCATCTATGATGCGAAGCCCGTCTAGCAGTAATTCACGGTCAGCACCATAAATGCCGCGATGATCGGCCCATGCCAGCGCAGCGCGAAAAGGCGTCTCGCTTGGCATCATTGGCCCCATACCGCCCGCAATCCAGGGGCGTTCACTTGAAAGCCCCTGCCACGCGGTCCAAAGCCAATGGAGATCAGGATCAAGGGAAGGCGGTTGTGCATCGCCGCCGCCAAGGGCTTCGATTACGCTTGCGACGCGTCCCCAGCGGAGATGATGGGCCGCGAAGGTGCGGAGTTTCCCAAAGCTTCCTCACGGTCAGATGCGCGGCGCTCAGTAGCCAGCGCCACCGCTTCACGCGCCATGTCCAGCAAAGGCCGGAAGCGCTCAGTAAGCGCCATCTCGCGGTATTCCTGGATTGTGATCGGCCCATCAGGTCCGACAAGATTTCTGACGCCCAAAACCAATTTGGCAAGCATCATTTCATCTTGCACACGCTGGATGGCGGAAGGCAAAACGCTATCAATGCCTTGGCGAGACTTGATCTTGCCTTCCTCCTTTTCACGGCGGAGAAACTTGCGGTAAGCCATGGTTTCAGCATCGGCATAAGGCGCATCCTTCGCCTTCACCAGCAATTCAATATCAACGGGTTGCGGGATGGTAGGGGCGCCTGACGACCCGCCGTGCCAGGCGCCCCCGCTCCGCGCGGGAGCATCGCGGCAGTTACGCCGCGATCTTGTTAGGCGGCGAAACGATCAATTTGAAGCGCGGGCAGTGCGAGGTCGTTGCCGCCTTCAATATCGAAGCGCGCCACAATGGCTTGATTCGGGCCATTAACTGTAATGTTCGGGTTCATCAGATTGGCGCCCGGCAAAGTGAAAATGTAGCTGTTGCCTTGCGGATCACGCTTGCGCCAAGAAAAGCGCGACCGCGCTTCGCTTTTGAAAAGCGCGTATTGCGTGGAGTCCCGGAAATACAATTCAATTTGACCGGCGACTTGCACTTGGCCCCAACGCGCGCCCTGAGCAGCGGCACTGCCCATGCCGTAATCCATGCCCGCGCCTTCACGGGAGACCGTCAGCGACACAGAATTGACGACGCTGGTAAGCGCAGTGTCGTCAATTTGAACGCCGCCAAAAGCCGCCACACTGTCAAAAAAGCCGCCGGTAGGCGCCGCGTTCACCGTGCCGTTACCGGCTGCGGCAATCGCGCTCACTTCATCGCGCGCCACCATGTTCAGGCTGCCAGTGAAAAATTGGCCGGTGCCGCCGGATAGCGAAAGCGACCCAACCATGGCGCCCGCGTAGCGCAACCAAAGCGCAGCGGCGAAGCGGTTTTGCAGGTGGTAGCTTTTCACGAGGTCGCCATTGCGGAGCATCCCGGCATTGCGGACAGATGCCGCCGTGCCAGCCGGGGTTTCAGTGCTGGCGACGGTGCGACCGACAAGGATAAGCGACTGGTTGTTTGTCTTGGTTCCGACACGATAGAAGCCGTTATTTGCGCCAGTGCCAGCCGTGAAACCGCGCAATTCAATCCACTGGCCTTCGACAAGGTTCTGAAACTTATTGGACGTGGTGGAAGAAAGCACATTCGTGCCGGTGGTCACAGTAATGTCGCCTGACACGCCTGCGATGATTTGCGATGCGCTCCAATCGCCACCAAGGGCGCCAGCAAAGAAATCGTCAAACGTGCCATAGGACAAATTGAAATTGATAGCACCGCCAGCCTGTTCACTTTGCGTCACAGAAGGCGACACGCGACGGCTGCCGGTGATTTCATTTGGGCGAGTGCGCGACTTACTGCCAGACAGGCTTTCGCTGGTAATGCGAAGCGCGGTGAACGCGCTTGCTGGCGCCGTGCCCCATGCGCTTTCGGGCACATAAGAAAGCTGTGTTTCAGTCGTTTCAATGCCGGCCTGATAGCCGGTGACAGAACCGCTCATGCTCTAATTCCTTTTCAGGTTCTGCGGCTAGGCCGCGTTAAGACCCGCGCTAGGCAGGCCGGTCGGTGTAAACCCACTCAATCGTGACAGTGAGAACCCACCATTTGCCATCCTCGGACGGAACGCCCGAGCCGACGCTTGCGCGGCGATAGACGGTGTATCCGACCACGCCGCGATAGATGTTCGCTATGTCCTTGGCGATCTGGCGCGCGTCTGCGCTGCCCGTGCCAAGCGGCACAATGACATGCACGATAAACGTGCCGCGTTCTTCCCACGCGCCATTTCCGAGTTCGATAGGCTCCAGAATATCGCCATCGGCTTCCACCGAAAGCCAAGGCGCCAGGTCAGGCGTGGTGAAAGCCTCATTGGGCCACTCGATAGGATAGCCCAGCGCAGCGGCGGTAAGCCGGTTGCGCGCATCAGTCCAAGGCGCCGGGGTCATCCGCCACGCACCCAAAGTTCATACGATGTCAGGTTATCGCTTGTCATGCGCGCATGGGCGCCAAGGACTGCCCAGCTTCGCCCGTCTATCAGCACAAAATCGCCTTTCGCTGGCGCCAGATTGGAAAGCGGCTCGGCATCAATAATCAGCCGCGCATCGCCGTTCATCACGCCGCCCGCAATTTCTTCTGGCGAAAACTGCCGAAGGTAGCCGTTCGCGCTGGCCTCATTGAAGGTGTTTCCGGTGCCGATGCGCCGCCGCAATGTGACAGGGCGGCCAAAGCGCGCCAGAATGCGCGGCACGGCATTGACGATGCTCATACGCTCATTTTCCGCCAAGGCTGCAACAGCGTGATAGCCTGCGCCGGAAGCGCGTCAGAAACTGAGCGAGGGTCGAGATAGGATACCGACCCGACGCCATCGGCGCTTTCGCTGCGAATATGCGGATCACGACCTCGGCTGGAATGAATAGCCTGCAACACGATAAGACACGCGCGCTCAATATCTTGCGGCAAGTCTGTCAAGAGCGTGAAGCCCGCCGCATAGGTGATTTGTAAAACTTTCGCGCGCCATTGGATGCGATAGTCGCCCGACAGCCGGTAAAGCAGGGAGCCATCGAGTTCGTAATCGGTTGCGGCAAGTGTGGTGCCGTCTTCGATGACTGAGGTAATGGCCGGGTTAATGTCGCGCTCCAGAATGATGCACGGCAGATCGACGCCGCGCTCAGTCTGCCGCACCGTCGCCCGGCCAAAGCCTTCCGGTCGACCGCAATAGCGCGCGCAAACGTCTGAAGCTTGGCCGATGAGTTCCTGCAAGCCCGTCGTTGCAGGGGTGCCATGCAAGTCAAGCTCGCGCGTGGCCGTGGCGGTGACGGTTAGGGCATTCGTCGCAGGGAGCGTGATGACGGTAATCATGTCCTAGCCTATGTGAAAGAGCTACGCGGTGTTGCAGGGATGGAAGCGAGCCGCGTGGTAGACGGTATCGCTGGCGTGAATGGCCCGCGCGGGATGGCAGTCGCGCCGGAAAGTGTTGCGGCGCCTGGAATGATAATTGCCTGCGCCGATATTGTGGCGCCGGGTGCAAGTGCGGCCCCGCGCGCAAGGCCGGGAATGATAGTGGCCAGCGCTTGTAGGGTTGCGCCGGCCACCGTGACGCCGCCTTGCGCCGCGCCAGGGATGAGGATGGCACTCGCCGGGATAACCGCCCCAGGCGCCACCGCCGCACCAGTGGCAACGCCGGGGATAATGCTGGCGCTTGCCGTGATGTTAGCGCCCGGCGCGACAACGCCGCTTGGGGCACTTGCCGTACCGGGAATGATAGTGGCGCTTGCCGTGAGGCTTGCGCCGGGCGCCAGAGCCGCGCCAGAGGCCGCGCCAGCGATTAGACTGGCATTGGCTGTAATGGTCGCGCCGGGGGCTACAGCGGCGCCCGTAGCCTGCCCTGCGATGATGCTGGCAGTCGCCGGGATGGTGGCGCCCGGTGCCGTGGCAGTCGCCCCGCCTTGCGCCGCGCCTGGGATGATAGTGGCGCTTGCCGTGATGCTTGCGCCCGGCGCCACCGCCGCACCAGTGGCAGTGCCAGCGATTAGGCTCGCAGTAGCCGTGATAGTCGCGCCCGGTGCCGTAACGCCGCCCGCGCCAGCGGGAGACGCGATGCGTGGAAACCGGACGCGAAGCATATTAGTCCCCGATCAGCGGCGGTCGGTTGCGAAATGGATGCGCGGCGGGAAGGAGTCCAGTCAAACCCCACCTCCACAAAATGTAACCGGCAAGCTGCTGTTCTTCTTTCAGCGTTACCGCAAAAGGCAAAATCCCCGTTTCTGCGACATTGCCAAACAAACCCGAGTCCGACGCCGACGTGTCATTTCCTATGCGGATGAAATTGAACCCGAACGGGGTATTTGATGTTGAGCCAACGGCCCGCGTTTCGCCGTTGCTCGAGAATGTTGCGCTTCCGCCTGATTTCGTTCCGATATGTAGTGCCCATTGATCATTCGTATTTTGCGGCGATTGCGCCATGACCGCATTGTTCCGAAACATTGATGCGTTATTCGGGCTTCCAACGCCATAAAGCATCAGCAATCCAGCGGTATTGCCGAAGTCAGTTTGACCCGTAGCGTTCATTGACCATAGGCGCGGGAAATTGGTTCTTCCTCCAAGCCGTGATGATCTGGCTAATGAAAAAAGCGTTATGTCGTTACCGCTATAGCTATATGAATTGACCAGCGTCTGTGTCGCTGATCTATTGTCAAACAGTATAGTATTCAATCCATTCAGAGAATTGTTTGCTATGGCTGGCGCGCTTCCGCCAACCGTCATATTTCTTTCATTTCCGCTTTTGTCATTCCACTGAGTGACATTCGATCCACTCAAGATAACTGTGCTTATATCAGAGGCATCCAGCCATACAGCAGGCCGCAAAAGGTCAGGCGTCCAAAGGCGCCTTTGGATCAGCGCATCTTCATATACCGAAAAGCCGCGCGGCATTTACGGCATCTCCTCGGTCCACAAATACGGAATTACCGAATTGCCCGAGGCTGCAAAAGTCACATTCGTGTTATTGATGATTTCCACACCAAAGATAAAAGGCCCAGGGAGAATAAAAACCGGGCTGTCATAAACGCATGCGCCAGCCGTCGGAACCATCGCAATCGCTCGGCTTTCACCAGACGAGAAAATAGTCGCGTTTCGCGTCGGCGTCACGCCGCCTATCTTCCGAAAGATACGGATAATCATTGAAGGCGCGAGAGTCGGGCTAATTGATCCCAAATTTATGCGGAAGAAACAATTAAGCCGTCGCGCCGTTAAAGCTGAGGTGTTATCTACATCGCTCAGAATGGCGGTAT